AACATCAGAGAGATTGCCAACGCTCTGAATAAGCAGTTCTCATGGGCCGCGACCGCTGAAGGACACGCATACTGGGCTGATGTCTCGGCACGCCTGTACAGCATTGCTCAAAACGTCTCAAATTTGGAACAACGTCGTCAGACCTCCTGACCCCATAACCACAAAGGAGACACCCCCCATGAGCACCTCCAAGACGCAAGACCCCACGGCGCGGCAGACCCTCGAACGCGTGGTGGGGTGCGCAACCTACACCCCGGCCGTGCGCGAATGGGCGGCCGACGAGATGTTAACAATATGGGCGCGGGAAAGCCGCGCCGGGAAGGCTTCAAAATGAGGCACCATCGGTCGATTCAGGACGGACGCCGGTTGGATGACGGCGTGTCACAAGGTGTGGATATCCGCCACCTATAGCCCGGCTTACGATGTGCACTGGCTCACACGTGCGCGCGCGGATCAGATCATGGACGCCGAGGCGGCGGTAGCAGGGAACGCCGACGGCGAGTCCGCTAACCTGAGGAGTGTCTACAATGATTAAATTCGACGTAAAAACCCGTTTGAGCAACAATTTGCAGTTTCGCGCGGAGATACCGTGCGCCGAAGACGCGCCGGCGGCGGTGAAGCTGGGCCTCGCCGTCCAATGGGCGCGCCTCAACGGGGTTCGCCTCGCCGCGGCCGACCTCACCGGGGCCAGCCTTTCCCACGCCAACCTTCGCGGGGCCAACCTCCGCGCGGCCGACCTAGCCGGGGCCGACCTCCGGGGCGCCAGCCTCGCCGGGGCCGACCTAACCGGGGCCGACATCCGCGACGCCATTCTTCTCCCCACGGCCCGCCTCAGCGCGGCCCGCCTCAGCGCGAAAAGGCGGGGTGCACCGCGTGGTGGCCGGGTATAGGTCTATCGCCCAAATGGCGGAGTCGCTCAGGACCGGACACCGCGCGCCGGAAGCGCCTCCAGCGCATTATCTTGTCGGCCACATTCGCGGGACTCGCGCCATGGCCGCCGGCATGCCGGTTTTTATGAGGCTGGGCGCGCAAGAGTACCGTTATGGGGAGCGGACAAGGCTGACGCGCATATTCGACGCCTACGAGCTCCTGGCGGGCAATGGGTGGGGCTCCCGAGACATCAAGGCTCTGCGCCGGATTGTCGCGGGATGGCGTCGCGCCGGCAAGATTTCGATCACCCCGGAGTTTTTCACCTATCACGAAAGACATAATGCCCGGGCCCTAAAGGCGCTCGAGGGCATTTTAGGGAGGATTCGCGAAGAGGATGCTTTGACCACGAAATTCGGCCGGGGCGCGATGCTCCTCGACCCGTCCAGGAAACCCATGGCCTGGATCACGCTGGCGGTGTGCCATATGCGCGGCCGGATCACGCTTGCGGTCATGTACGCGGCGAAGCGCTCGGGCCCCAGGGTGGCCGAGTCACGGATGCTGGCCTATGCGCTGATTCACGATCTCGTGCCCATGCTCACCGTGATGCAGATCGCCCAGCACTTCACGCGCGATCACACGACGGTCCTGGCGGGCATCAAGCGGGTGCGGGAGACGCCGCGCCTGTTCGCCGACTTCGTGGAGATGCGCGATCAGATGAAGCAATTTTTCGCCAACCCGACCGACATCATTAGCCCGCGATGACAAAGCATTGGACGCCGCTTCCCATTTTCTCGGCCCCCGCGCTTGGCGACTTTGGGGAGAAGCCAAATCCGCCGAAGCCAGCACCGCCGCCGAAGATCACGAAACGGGTGGCGGCGCCGCTGCGCCCAGGCGGGAAGCTGGCAAGGATCAAGCCAGCGGATATCCGCCGTTGACATTTCAAGAGCATGGTGATTGCTTAGATGAGTTCCCGAGGGATTTCTCCCCCGGGGACTCCTGAAACAGCGGTTAGCACCGACTGTTTCGCGGAACATCCTGTCCTAAGCAAGAGGTTCACGGGCATAAAATGCCCCCAAACCCCCCCGCCGCACAAGATGTTTCGCAGCCGGACGAATTTTCTGAGGAGCATCTTTCTTGGCCACGAAACTGAATCGCACTACGCGGGACGCAGTAGACGCCAAGCGAAGCTTGCTCCTGATACGGCCGACAACGGCCAAAGGCTCTAGCTCCGTAGCGATACCAACGGGGCGCGTTTCTCTCTGCTGTCTTTTTGCCACGTGCACTGGGGTGCAATTACAATTACGTGGACGCTTCCGCAGATTGTCGCAAGCCGCCAAGGCGAACCGATAGAATCCTCGACATTTGAACCGTGAGCCCCTCTAGGGAGGGGGGCGCACCACCGCAAAGGCCCCGGCGATGGACTCACGTGAGTGAGTCAGGGGATCGAGGAGGATTAGAGGGAACGGTCGGTGCCCCAATCGCTAAGGGGCTCTCCCCAGCCACCACGGGGAGATAGCGGAAGCCCGGAATATGTCCTTTTCACAGAAAGGAACAGAAAGGGAACAGAAAGGGCATAGCAGCCATGCACGAATATCAGTCGACACCTAAATGAGCATGACTTAGATTGCTCGCGATGAAACCCGAATCGGAGCAAACCAGCATGACGTTCCCGATTGATCGCGGCATGCCTTTTGCCTACAGGAGTTGGGTCAAATATCCATTCGAAGGGATGAAAGTGGGCGATAGTTTTTTCATCCCAGCCGCGCCGGGCGCCGAGGCCATTCGGGCCCAGTCTAAGGTTTCGAGCGCGTGGAGGCATCGCAACAAAAAGGAAGAAGCCTACAGATCAGTGAGGCCGGCTGATGGCGGAGTGCGGGTCTGGCGGATCAAATGATTATGATTCTCATCGCGGCTTTTCTCTTGATCCTCGTTATCGGGGCTATCATTGTTCACGTTCTCGATCTCTAGGAGAACTCGGCATGAAAACAAGGAAGAAGTCCCTTTGGACGCTCGCCGTTCGGCGCTCCAAGAACCGCCAGTTCTACGCCAGCATCCTGGGCGGCAACGGCAAGAAGGTTTTCACCAGCGAGACCTACACAAGCCGGCAATTCGCCGTGCGGGCGCTGGCGGTGACGGTCTCGGCCATTGCCGGCGGACGCTACAGGCTCGATGTCCACCTGCCACGCCTGCCGCGCGGAAAAGCCAAATGAACAAGCTCGATAAATTTGAGGAGTTCTGGGAGATCTACCCGCGCAAGATAGCCAAGATCGCCGCAAGGAAGCTCTGGGTGCGCTGCGTCATCAAGATGAAGCTCGACCCGGAGGCGATCATCGTGGGAGCTCGACGCTACGCCGCCGAGAAGAGCGGCAGCGAGCAGACATTCATCGCGCATCCGAGCACCTGGCTCTCGCAACAGCGCTGGACCGACGCGCCGGGCGCGCCTCCCCAAAGCGATTTAGGCTCCCCAAAGCTTCGCGATGATCGCGCGCTCCGGGTCATCCAGGAAACCATCCTGGCCACGGACATCCGCAAGAAGATCATGGAGCGAACGCGCTGGGAGAGCTGGTCTCTACTCGAGGAGGCCGCCGATCGTCTCAACTGCCCGCCGAGGGAGCTCTGGGGTTGCATCGAGGTGGATGTATGGAGGCGCGCTTGGAAGTTCGCGCTCGCCGAGGCCGCCGGTGGAGAGCCGGCGCCGGAGAGCATCAAGCCCACCAAGGAAGACTGGCTATCCGCCAAGGAGCGCGTCGAGTCTCGCGGCCGACACATGGCTGGCTTGCGAAACAAGCAATGGTCGCCGCTGCAACCAGCACCGATAATCAGAACCGAAAAAGAGGAAGGCCCAAATGCAGCCAATCATCCCGGAACCGAAATCAGCAGCGTGGCACGAGAAGCGCCGAGGCTCGATCGGGGGCTCGGACGCGAACATCCTCATGTCGGGCGACCGGCAGAAGATCCGCAAGTTGTGGGAGATCAAGACGGGGATATCCCCGCCGGACTCACTTGATGACGTGTTCCGCGTGCAGTTGGGAATCGTCACCGAAGCGTTCAACGCCGCCTGGTTCGAGAAGATCACCGGATTCCCGGTCATCGCGCGCGGAGACTTCCGCACCAAAAGCCTCCCCGGCTTGAAAATGGCGTGCAACCTGGATGGTGAGGTGTCGCTGCCGGACGGCACGAGCGCGGTGCTCGAATGCAAGCACACCTCGGCGATGTCCGGACTGCGCGAAGCCGTGGCGAACTATCAGCCTCAGTTGCATCACAACATGATCGTTACCGGCCATCGCCGCGCCTATCTCTCGGCGATCCTGGGCAACGACTGGGATTATCAGCAGATCGATTTCAACGAGTCGTTCGCCGCGAAGCTAATCACGGCCGAAACCGAGTTCTGGGAGTGCGTCACGCTCAAGATGCCGCCGAGCGACACGCCCGAGAAGCACGAAATGCCGGAAGCTCACCGAGTCGTCGACTTCGAAGGCAACAACGCATGGGCCGCCGCCGCCGCAGACTGGATCGGGAACAAGGCCGGAGCCAAGGCCTATGACGCTGCGGGCGACGCCCTGCGCAAGCTGATCGCGGCCGATGTCAAGATCGCGACTGGGCATGGGCTCCGCATCGCCCGGGACAAGCGCAACGCATTGCGCATCACCGCCATCAAGGAGTGAACCATGAGCGACCCCACACCCGACACCATCGAAAACCAGCAGGCCGCGCTCTATGCGGCGCTCGCCAAGGCGCAGGGGCAAATGCGCAACCCCGACAAGAACCGCACCGTCAAGGTGCGCTCCGACAAAGGGAACTATGATTTCGACTACGCCACGCTCGACAACGTGATCGAGACCGCGCGCAAGGCGCTGTCCGGCAACGGCATCGCCGTCGTGCAGGCGTTGGAGCGCGACGACCAAGGCGCGATGGGGCTGACGACTCGCCTGCTGCATGCAGACGGCGGCAGTATCGTCAATTTCATGCCCGTGGTCATGCCGCAGCCCGACGAGCGCGGCCGGCCACCGAAGATCCAGGAAACTGGCAGCGTGATCACCTACGCCCGGCGCTACGCGTTGTGCGCGATGCTCAACATTGCCGCCGAGGAGGACGACGACGGCACCGAGGGCCGAGACCGCGAGACGGCTTCGCGCGGCAAGGCCCCGCTCCCCAAGGCCGAGGCGCCGAAGGATGCCAAAGAGGGAACGCGAGACGCCTTCAAACGGATCAAGGCCGGGATCGTCGACGCGAGGGATGCGCTTGAGCTTGCCGAGCTCCTGCTGACGAACAAAGACATGCTCATGGCGATCAAGGCGGCTTCCGAGGAGGGCTATGCCCAGCTAATGAAGGCCAAGGACGATCGCGCAACGCAATTCAAGGGAGGCTGACATGGCTGATCGTCTGGACGCGATTTGCGGAATCAAGAACGAGAAGACCGACAAGACCTACTGGACCAAGGTGGGCGTGGCATTCCCGTCGAGGTCGGGAGGCGGGTGGTCGCTGTTCCTCGACTACATCCCCATGCAGCGAAACGACCAGGGCAAGATGAGCATCCTGCTAGTCGAACCCAAGGACCGCGACAGCGATGACCGGCCGCCGCCGCGCCGGGACCACGACGACGATAGGCCGTCGCGACGCGCACGCGACGAGGACAGACCCGCCCGCGACAAGAACATGGATGACGAGATTCCATTTTTTTTCAATGGCTTCGTCCCATATCTCGGCGCGCTTATAACAGCAGTTGCGGCTGTCGCATGAGAGAATGGATCTACATGGGGGCATGGCGGACGGAAGTCCCGTCTCCATTCGATGAGGATATGTTATGCGCATCAGTGATTCCCAAGTCGAGGACCACCTCGACGGACTCGAGAAGCTCGGACCCAAGCTCGCCGCAGCGCGAGCCGACGCAGAGTATTTTTCCGACTACATCAAAACCGTCTACGCCGCAGAGTACCTGCGAAGCGATCTCCCGCGCGTTGGGGACAAGGAAGCCGAGGCCTACGCATCGGACGCCTACGTCGCCGCACTTGGGGAGAAGCGCAAAGCCACGATGCTCGCCGAGACCCACCGGCATGAGAAGACATGGCGCGAGTCCGTGATTGAGGTGTGGCGGACTCTCGGGGCTAATGAGAGAGGGAAGATATGACCGCCTACATCCTGATCATCATCACGGGGCTCGGACACTTCCCGCTGGCAACCTTCACCGCCATGCAGGATTGCGTCGCCAACGGCCAGCGCATCACCGAGCGCGAGCGGCCCAATCCGAAGACCTACCACGCGTTTCTGCGCGCCCATTGCGAGCGCATTGAGCTGACACGATGACCGACCCCAATGACTTCCCCACCATGCCGGACGACTGGAAGGTCGCGGGCGATCTCCCCAAGCGCGACATGCGATCGCCAGAGGAGAGACGGATCGGCGAGCTCGAGGCCAAGCTGCGTTTCGCGCGGCTTCAACTCGAGTTGATCGGCATGATGACCGAAAATCCCGGAATACTCCGGACCGTGCAGGCGACAGTCGATTTCATGGGAGACTAGAAATGGCGTCATGAAAACATGGAGGCACGTATGCGTATATGCATCTTGATGTTGATGTTGAACGGCACCGCGAGTTTTCCGGAGTTCCGGGTGTTCAGTTGCCGGGAATGCTGGGAACTGGCGTCGGCATACTCGGCGCTCGGCTTCGGCGTGCGTTCCGAGTGCTTCCGATGAGCCTCGTCCCCAAGGAGATCGCCGAGCGGATCGCCATCGAGGCTGCCGGCTCGGGGAAACTCAGGCCACGGGCTCGCGCGGCCCTGTCGGCGTATCTGATATCCCTGCCGGAGACTTCCCTGGAAGCGATCATCTGCGGCGATCTGTTCCTCCTGTCGAGCGAGGGGCGTCACCCAGGAGACCATGCCGTCGCACGGTCATGGCTGGAAATCATATTCATGGCCATCGCGGCCAAAAGCCTGGAAGACCGCTTCATGATGCAGTCCCCTTGAGCTTGTCGAAGCTGCGCAAGGCACTCATGCCGAGCATCCCAAACATGAGTTCGTACAGATTGCCGTCTAGGTTTGGCGGCTGGGGAATCGGATGCCCGATCATGAAGCCGAACCAAACCACAATCGGCGTCAGCAGATATTGATACAGAAGCGCGATCGCGCACACCCAGCCGATCATCGGCCGCCAGCCGGCGACGAACACCGAGCTCGATGCGGCCTCCGCCTTGTTGACCTCGATCTGCGCGAGGTCGCTGGTTTGCAGCGCGGCGTAGAGCTCGATGATGGCCTTCTGCCGGGCTTCGGGATCGGGCAGCACGCGCTTGAGGATGGTGTCGAGCAGCGGGCCGATGACGGGGAGGAGAAGGGCGAGCATGTTATTTCACGTTGGCAAATCGCTTGATCAATTCGAGGACCGTGCCGTCCCCGACGAGGAGCAGTCCGATCAGAAAATACAGCATGTATTCGATTCTGTTGATCTTGCCCCCGAGATTGGCGTGGCCGATGTTCAGCGCGGTGTAGCGCTCGGCGCAGATGAGCTCATGACTGGACAGCCGGGTGTCGGTCTTGCTGGCGAAGTCGCGCGCCTCGGGATCGTAGCCCCGGATCTCGTGGGGGCGACCGTCTTGCGTGTTGTTCATAGTAACAAGCTCCGTTTTGCTCATGAGTCTCACACCCGGGATCTAGTCCCCGGTCCCTGTCATGTCTTGATGATATAATTGAGCATCATGCTGGGCTGCATATTCCTGTGCGCCCCGCCGCCGCCGGTGTTTGCGGTATCTTCGGTTGCCGCGGTACTCTTAGCGATTTCTCGTGCGGCGACGGTCGAGGCGACGCCGCCGCCGCCGAGCCAGTTGTTGACCGCATGAGCGTGCGCCGGGATTTCCGTAGTGAGCAAGGTGTGACTCTGGGACCCGCCCGCGGCCCCGAGCGTCGTGCCCACGATGCCGGACACCGCATTCGTCACCCGGCTGGCAGCCGCGCCGCCCATATCGTCGAGACCGACGCCAACGCGGCCACGAAGATCCGGAACATTGAAGGTCGTGGATGCGTCGCCCGCCCCGTAGAGCGTGCCGATGACGGCGAACAGCGCGGCATGGGTGGTGCGGTTGCCGCTCGCGGTGCCGTCGCACAGCAGATAGCCCGAGGGCGCCGCCGAGCCGGCAAACATCGAAATCACGCCGGCAGGAGTGCTGACCGCCGACGGGATCAGGGACTCGACCTGAGCCGTGGTCGCGGCCGCGAAAATCTGGAGCCCCACCGCGCCGGCGCCCAGCGCGGCAGTCGCCACGGCCGTTGTGGCCGCCGTGAACATGACGGCGCCGAACGTCCCCGCCCCGAGCTTTGAGACCGCCGCCGCCGTGGTGGATGCCCCGGACAGGAAGACCTTCGCGAAGGTGGCGACCTGGGCAAACCTCACGGCGCCGGCGCCGGTGGACTCGACCAGGCCGGTCCCGCCGGCATCCCATGCGGTTCCGAACGCCGAGAGGCTTGCGGAGTAATCCGTCCACGAGTCGAACATGTCCGCGAAGTTCGCCGAGGTCGGTTGGAACTTGGCGATCCACAAGGCCTTGAGGGCGGCTTTGGTCAGGGCTGTCATGGCGAAGGTCTCGTGAGTGAGGGTTTCGCGGGGGAGTTCAGCGCAATGTGATCGAGTCCGCGCGGGTCACGGATGTCCCTGAGTAGGCGATCGAGAGCGATCTTCTCCCAATCCTTGCGTTGGGGAGCCTTGGGGAGGGATCTGGCGAGGCTTGCGGAGGAGTGAGATCCCGATCCCCCTCCCCAAGCCGTCAGGAGATGCTCCGGGCGATCGAATCTGTTGTAGGGCGCGCCCATCGGCAGCTTGCCGCTGAGGCGCGTGGCGAAATCGGTCTCCGCCAGGCGAGCCTCGGCCTCCCCATAGAGCCGGAAGTAGCCCTCAAGAAGCTCGCCGCGGGTATAGGGCTCCGCCTTCAGGTCTCGCCCGCCATGCCCGGCACGGCGCATCTGATCGACATATTCCTCGTATTTCAGGCGAATCGCCGCATCGTCGCCGGCGCCGCGCTTGGCCGCGCCCGACAGGATCCGCTTGAACTGCTCGAAGGTGGGGATTTCGTTTGAGCTCATGTCGACGTGCCGCATGCCGCCGGGGACGCGGGCCATCGTTGCGGGATTGCCGCCGCGCGAGAAGTTCTCGTAGCCCTGCACGCCATGCTGGATCTCGTGGAGCATCACAGACAGGCGGCTCTTGGGGTCGAGATCGCTGCCGAGATGCATGGTGTTGGCGCGCTCTTCCCACGCGCCGCCTCTGCCGGGGATTGACTTGACCTCAGCATGCTTCAGCTGCGGATAGGCGGCGTAGAGCTCCGGGTGCTCAAGGAGTCGGGAGATCCCGATCGGCCCCGGGTATCCCTCGGGCGGCTCGCGCAGCCTGACCTTCGCGGGATCGTCGACGATCTCCTTGCGCCAGGCGCCTTCCGGCCCGCGATAGGCGCCGGTCTCCTTGAAAATTTGCTCGCGCACGCTGGCTGGGATCCTGCCGGCGGGGTCGGCCAGGGAGTTCCCCAACATCTCCTCGGCGCGGGCGAAGGAGGCGGGATCGACGCCCGAGAGCGCCTTGCGACCAGCGATGATGCCACCCAGCGCAGGGAGCCCTGGGAGCACGCCCAGCGCGTTCGCCATGGTCTCGCCGGTCCTGAGCCCCGCATCTCCCCAGCGCCCTCCAGCGAGCGCCGGACCGATGCCGCGAGAGCTTTGGATCGAGTCCCTCAGTGAGGCCGCATCCGAGGTGCCGGGGACCACGTTTTCAAGAGCCCAAGCAGCCATGTCTCCGAGCCCACGCATCGCCCGGTAGGCGTGCGGCCCCATGTAGTATTCCAGCCCCTTCGGCGACGGCTCGAAATCCGAGCCCTCGAACGGGCGGCCATCGGTTGGCGGCGACGCCATGTCACTTCTTCGGCGTGTACTGCTTGTTGCGCTTGGCGGGATTGAACGGCTGCGCCGGGATCTTCACGCGCGGGATCGGCTGATGATCCTGGAAATCGAACTTCACGCTCGGCGTGTCGCCCTTCGGGATCTTGACGATGATGTCGGCGCTGGCAGGGCCGTCGTCGTAATTCATCTTCATTTGCGGCCTCCCTTGGAGGGCTTCGGCTTCGTCTTGAGGGCGAGGGACAGGGCAAACCCCTTGAGGGGCGTCACCTGGGGCTTGGGCTTCGGTTTCTTCATTGGCGTCCTCCGTTGGGGATGTCTTGCATGCCGAACATACTGCCGATCGCGCCGCGAGTCGTCTTGCCCCAGGACGACGGGGTCTCGGGGACTTCAGTGCGGTCTTGCCGGAGCAAATACTGCCCCAGGACGACGCCTGTCGCCCGGCCGGCATTCGTGCGCTTCGCCGCGGTCAGGAGCCGGGCGAACTCATCGGGGTCCAATAGAGCCCGGGCCGTCTTCTCCCGCATGTGCTCACTCAGATTGTTGACCGCGTAGTTGTAGATGCGGGATTCCCGCGTCAGAGCGCCCAGGAAGATCCGGCTGCCGGTCTTCAGTTGGCCGACCACCGTGGGGGCCATTTCCCCAGCGCCGGTGATCTTCTGAGACGGCGGGTTGAGCGTCTGCATGGCCTCCGCAAGCTTCCTCAGCCGCGTGCCGAATCCCGGGTCCAGGACATGGGCGAGCCAATCCGCGCGGCCGGGCTCGTCGAGGAACTTCTCGAACTTCTTCGGGTCGACGGCGCGGCCGGTCGCCTGCTCGCCCTCCACGGAGAGCGACTGATAAATGCGCTGCCGCGCCATCGCCTGCACGTCCTTGGCGGTCTCGGGGGAGGCGCGGCGAAGGCGATCCATGGTGGTCTGGGCGTTGCGCGGATTGGCGTCCTTGAAAAAGCCATCGAACCACTTCGATTCATCCATGCCGGGCTTGAGGCCCATCGCCTTGCGGGTTTTCATCAGGGCGGCCGGCGATAGCATCGAACGGATTTCTTCGGGGCTGAAGAAGTTCCGCAGCGTCGGCTCGTTGTCGCTCACCGCGCGCTTGAGCGCATCGGCCGCGACATCGCCGCCCCCGCCCTTGGCGGTGCGCGAGATTTCCCAGCGCATCATGGCGCGAACGGCCTCGCGCTCCTTCTCGTGCTCGGGGCCCTTCAGAATGCTTCCGACCACGCGCGCGGTTTCGGGGTCCGAGAAGATCCGCGAGCCGGCCGCCTCGTCCCCAACGGCCTTGCCGCCGCTGGCGTTGAGCTTGAGCCAATCGTTGATCTTGGTGCGCCGGAATTGCCCCTTGAGATCCTTCCAGAGCCCCTCGGCCTGGTCGAGCTTGGCCGCGACTTGGGGCCCGTCCGGCAGCTTGGCGATCAACCTGGCGCGGTCGTCAACCAGGTTTGTTTCGAGCTTGGAGAGCATTTCGAGATCGCCGTTCCACTCGCCGCGGTAGGATTTCCCGATCGCGCGGCGCAGGGACTTGAGGCCGCGATCGAGCTGGTCATAGGTCAGCGGACGAAGCCGCATGTCGCCCTTGTCGCCGCCGGGGATCTTTTCATAGGCCTCGCCGAACCAACCCTTGATGAGCTTGGCGTCTTCCTCGGTGAGGTCTTTGAAGACGTCGCCCTTGAGCACATCGCGATAGGCCTGCGCCGCGATGTCGGTGTGAAGGGGGACGACCGTCTTTCCGGCGAGCTTGGAATCCACCTCGGCGTAGATCACCTGCGCCTGGGCCTCGGCGGCGTCTTGCGCGCGCTTGAGCCCTCCACGCACGGCCTCGCCGGCCTGCGGAAGATCGGGGTGCAGAGTCGGGCCGAGTCCGGCGAGCCGCTTGGAGGTGTCCGGCGCTGCGGCGCGCACAGCCCCGCCCATCGCCTGGTCGCCCAGCACAGGGCGGCCGTCGCCGCGGGTCAGCCCCCTGAGCTCGCTTTCCCCATAGACTTCTTTGGCCTGCGCCCGCTCGCGGAACAGCCTTCCCGCGTCGCCCGGCGCAGAGGAAATCTTCTGCTCGAGCGCCGCGACTTCCGCTCCAGCCGGGGTTTCGCCGACGACATCGCCCACCTTCAACAGCGGTTGGGCTTCGGAGTCGAGACCCGCCGCCCGCTTCGCGAAGGCCTCCTTGAATTGCTCGGGAGTCATGTTGAGGTCCGGCATTCCACGGCCACGGAACGCTTTGTAGAGGCGATAGGCAGCCATCCCACCCGCCGCGCCCAAGGACTCCGCCCCGCCCCGCTTGGCCGCCAACCATATGTAATCCATGGCGGTGAAATCCTTCGGGAGCATGCCGCGATTTTTGCCCTCGTTGAGGCGAAGCATTTCGCCCACAAAAGAGCCCGCGAACGTGCCGCCGAGTGCGCCGGCCGTATTGAGGCCGGTGACCATGCCGCCGAGCACGCCACCGCCCATTGACCCCGCGATGGGAAGCGCCTCGCCCTCCAGCGAGCGCAGATCGCCCATGGATACCCCGCCGCCCTTGTTGCGAACCGTCATCCATGCGGGAGGATCTTCGCCTGGCGTCGGGTTGTTGCGGCGAAACACCGTCTCGCCCTTGAGGGGCCCGGCGCTCTCGATATTCCGGACGTCGACATTCGGGCCGAATGCCCGCTGATAGCCGCGCTCGGGGTCGGGCGCATACCCGGCGTTCGACCTGATCTGCGACGGCGCTTCGCCCTTCACCGCGCCCTCGGCGCTAAGCTGGTCGGCCTCGATTTGCCCCTGGTCGGGCGCAGAATAGACATCCCCGCCGATGCCGCCGAGATTGGGGTCCGGCGGCTGGACCACATCCACCATGGCCCTGTCGGGGGTCATGTACTGACGTCCGCCGCGCGTGACGATGCGCTGCCCCGAGCGGCCGCTTTCGGCCAGCACTCCGGGATCTTGGGGAGGGGCATTGATTATGGAGGTCCCGGGCGGCAAGCCAGTGCCTTCGAGCATGCGCTCATCGCCGATCAGCTCGATGGCCGGCGGGGGCCGCCCAATGCGGGGGTCTCGGACGCTCGACGCCTTCAGTCCGATCTTGGCGTCGAACTCCTCGCGCGACATCTTGTCGGCGTAGAACTTCGTGAACATGCCGGTGGCGAGCGTCGCGTCATCGACGTTCTGATACGCCGGGAACTGCTCCCGATACCTGGCCAGGACCTCGCTCACTGGAAGATTCCGAGCGGGTCATCCTTGGGCTCAACCTTCTGAGCGTTGGGCCGAGCGGAGCGCGGGTTCCATGGCGCGGATTTCGAATATTTGGTGGATCGGACCTGACGATCGCGCATGCGCTCGGTCATTTCGGCTTCCGAGTCGTCGAGCACCATCCTGATCGACACCGGGTTGCCGCCGGTCGCGCCCAGGCTTTTCATCGCGCGTGCGACATCCTGCTCGGTCAAGCGTCCACCCGGCTCGCGCGCCGACGCTAGCGCATAGGCCAGCGTGATGAATCTGGCCTGCATGACCTGCGCATTGGGGCCCGTTTTGACAAACGTCGGCAGCAGCGCATCCCAGGCCTCGATGTCCCCGAACTTGTTGCGCAGGGCGGCCGATGCGCGCGGGGCGCCGGTTTCGTCCGTGTCCTTGAGAAGTGCCGTGACCTGGGCTCGGATATCGGACAGGAATCCACCCGCCTGGCCAAGCCAGCCCACGGTATTCGCGCCGTATTTGTCGAGGTCGCCGCGGATCCTGTCCATCGTGCGGACGACGGAGCGCGCTTCGATGTCGGATTGCTCGAACTTGTCGATGTTTTTGGCGTCCGTGGTGGCGTTCCCGGTGCCAACCTCCACCGTGGTCGTGCCATCGGGATTGGTCGTGACGGTCAGCCCGCCGCCCTTGCCCTTGCCGGTGAGCTTGGCGGTCTGCGTGTCGTGCATCAGCTTGCGGCTCTCGGGCGTCTGGGAGTTGTAGGCGCGGTCCCATGCGGTCTTGGGCTTGGCGATCCGTTGCTCGTAATCAGGAGTCCCGTCGTCTCCCATGGGGAGTTCGGAACCGCCGGCCAGGGTGCTACCGCCCGCGCCCCGGCCGCGCCCGGCGACCTTTCTCCCCAAGCCCTGGCGACGCGCGTCCATGATCGCTTCCGACATCAGAGACGGCAGCTCGTTCACGTCGAGATTGGGGTTGTCTTTCTGTTTCTTGGCGAGGAAGGCATACATGCTCGCTTGCGCCATCGCGGAATCATCGAAGCCGTTGCTCGCGGCCTTCACCATGGCCTCGATGCGCTGCGCCTTATGGTTGCCCTGACGCGAGGCCTGCTCGGTACGGCGCTGGAGCATGTTCGCCATTTGGCGCATGTCGCCGCCCCCACCCATCTTGGACAGGCCGGTGATGGCATTGCTCAAGTTGACGGCTTGCCCGACTTCACGGCCCTTGAGCTGCTCGGACGCCACCGCGTAGGGCACTTTCCCACCGCTGGAAATATCCTGGCTGAGCGCCGCGCCGATGCGGCCATAGCCCTTGTCGCTCTCCATGTTGCGCAGGCTGCGCTCGAGAATCCTCGAAATCCGGTTACGCGAGTTCGCCATTTCGCCGGCATAGCTCGGGGTCGCGCGGCCCTGGGCGCCCGTGTTCATGCCCTGCAAAAGGGTCGCAATGTCGAGCCCGCCGGAGCGATCTACCGGCAGCGTCGGGGTTACGGGATTGGCCCCGCCCTCGCCGTCGAGGGTCTCGTCGCCCTCGTCGATGATGTCGTCCATCACCGCCACTCCAGCATGCTCTGCCCGCCGTCGCCCCAGGCGTCACCCCCGCGCGGGCCGTAATCGCCACCGTAACCGCCACGATAATTGTTGATGTCCGCCGAGACCGGGGACGACATGCCTCCCCAACTCCTCCCCAAGGCTCCGGCGAGATCGCGGCCGGCGCCGAACACCCCGGGGAGCACACTGTCGCGGCGCTGCTGGCCTTCCCACTGGAACGGGATCTGGCGCTGCGCGAATCCGCCGGATTGAAGCTGGCCGGAGAGCGCAGTGGCGAGATCCGCCTTCGCCGCGTCGTCGGCGTCGGCCCACTCGTTTTGCCCGGCGGTCATGAACGCGCGGGCCACCGCCTCGTCGCGGCGGGGATTGCGGGCGATGAACGTCGGCCCGTTCGGATTGCGGCGCGCGGCGCGTGTCTCGGCCTGGATGAAATCCTGGATGCCCCGCAGCCGGGCGTCGCGCTGCTGTTGCAGCTTGGTGTTGGCGATGCCCATGCGTTGCGCGTTGTTGGGGTCGGACAGCGCCGCGGACAGGGCCATCGATCGGGTAAGCGCCTCGCTGGAGGCCTCCTCGCCCTGATTTTCCTTCCGGCGCCCGAACATCCCGGCGATCCCGGACACGGCTTGCCCGATCCCGAGAAGGTCGCCCGCGAAATCGAACATGCCCATGTCAGCTTCTCCCGTGTACTTGGCCGTAGATCGTGAATCCGGCGAGAACGTCTGGACCAACCGCGTCCTTGGTGCGGAATGACACCCGAAAATTCTGGCCCCGCCACCGCAGGGGAGTCTTCTGGCCGACAGTCCGGCCCTTGCCGATGGTATCGGTTCCGATGATGAATGTCCCAATGGGGCGGCCACCGATGTCGTCGGCCGCCGTGACGGTCACGGAGTCCACCGAGAGCTGCTCGAAATCGCCGACCGCTTCGATCGTGTAGACCGTTTTCCCACCGACCTCGTAGTTGGGGAGGATGTAGCTGCCGGTCTTGACGCGGGTGCTTTTCTTGGGCTCCTCGAGCGTCAGCCAGCCCGGCTGGTATTCGGTCTCGTAGGGCTCGCCGTCGTCGGAGTAGATCCCTTGGTCGAATGTCAGGATCTTCCCGTTGCTGCCCCCGAACACGATATCGGCATTGTGGCGCACGAACATCGAGCGATAGGCGCCGATGCCGCCGTCGAAGTCGGACCAGCTCGCCCCCGCCGCGACACGCCCGTCCTCGAGTACGAAGTTCGCGTAGTTGTAGACGTAGATTACGGACGCGATCTTGACGAGAATCCAGCTCCGCCGTTGATAGTTGACGACCTGGATCAACCGGTTGTCGAGGGTCGAGCTCGCCACTTCCTTGATGATCGTGCGCAGCGTGTTCTTGAGCTGCTCCGACAGATTGCTGCGCTGCAAGTTCGAGGTGTTCACGAGCAGGCTCATGCTGAGAAGCCCGTCCGGGGACACGAACGCGAGATCGTTGCCGGTGTTGACGAACGCATCGGGCGACACGATCCCCTGCGGGAACAGGCCGGCGGGGGTCAACGCGCTCGGCGTGACGCCGGAGAACGCGAAGACGTTTTTCTCGGTGCCGACGATCAGATAGGTCTGGAACGTCGCCAGCGATTTCGCCGGATCGGCGCCCGGCTGCTGCGCCCCGATCGCCACGGTCACGCTATCGAGGGATGTCGAATCGACGGTGAAGTCCTGGATGTCGTTGGCGCCGGAGGCGATGATGCTGCGGGGATTGCGCGAGTCGATCATCCATGCCCGGCCGTAATGGACATGAATCCAGTCCGCGATCGGCATGGCGCTCTTGAGGAAGATCAGGGAATCGCCCGCCGATGTCGTCGCCACGCGCGGCTGCACGAAGATCCCCGAGGAGAGGATTGAGGTGATGAACATCCCACAATTCTTGGTGGTGTTCTGCACGATGTCGCCGACGCGGGCCTCGGTGTTGAGCCAGTTGGGGACGCGATCGGCGGAGACCGCGATGTAGGTGTTGGCCGCGCCCGTGGTCGTCGAAACGATCGTGGCCACGTTGTCGGGGATGCCGCCGTCATCGACGATGTTGAGCTCGATCGAGTCGTACATTTCGTAGGTTTCGCCGGTCGTCGGCTCCCCGCCGATGCCGACCCCGGAAACCGGAGACACGGTGTTGCCGAAGCCCAGCGCGAGCGCGGACATCGGCGTATGGGTGACGCGGACGGACGTGACGGCGGTGATGATGCCATAGGTGTTGTGTTTGACGTTGAACACCACGTCGCCGATCGTCGCGAAGGTCTGGCTCGCCCAATTCGTGATGTCCGCATCCGTGAGCGCCTGGGCGGATGTGCCGGCCGTGGTGTAGCCCTGCTCCATCAACGCCTTCAGCGTTTGGGGAACGGCGCTCGCGGCGTTGATGTAGACTTGGCGATCATGCCCATTCCAGAACGTCAGCTTTTCGGAGAACTGCACGGCGCGCACGGGCGCGGCGGTCGTGAATGTGTAGATCAGCGTCCAGGACGCGCCATCGTTGCGGTAGACCTTGCCATCGGAGGATGCGAACAGCGTCGCAACGCCATCCTTCTCCACGTATTCATGAATGCCGGTGACAATGCCGGCGTCGGGGAGCCGCGCCGTGAGCGCAGCGGTTCCCTGGCGCTTCTCGGCGCCGCCGGCGGCGTTAATAAACCTGTTCCGAAACCGCGTCGCGTAGTCGAGCGGGATCTCCGTCTCGGTGAAGTTGGTTGCGAGCCCGCGCTTGGCCACTTCATAAATGCGCTCCGAACACATTGCTAAATGCTCCGGTGTTTGTCTGATGTGGCAAGGATCTGTAGCTCGCCCATATCAGCTACGGCTCGTCATGCCGGGCTGGAACCGGGTGAACTCCCCGGTCTTGGCCGACTGCCTCCCCAACGACGAGTTGGCCAGCTTCATGTAGCGGCCCATTTGCATTTTGTATTGCTCGGTTGGGGCGCCGCCGGCTTCGTCCAGGATGGTCGCGGCGAGCAGGCCGGCGACCAGCACGCGGCCGGGGAACGGCACGACCACGCCGTCGTCGGTGCTGGCCTCGAGCCGTGGCGGGAGCGCCTGGAATTTGACGTGCGCGATCGTCCCGGCCGTCCTCGAGCTCGGGCGCGGGAAGATGCCGACGCGCGGGTTATTGAGGCTGTCGATGCCCTCGATGCAGTAGCGCGACGGCGTGCCAAATGAGCCATTGCGACTCAGCATCCGAAACTCGGCCTTGTCGGCGATCGGCTCCAGCGGCGCCACGCGTCCCGAAAGGGAAACCTCCTGGATCGAGTGCATATACCACTTGGCGGTCACGTTCGCGGTGGTCGCCACGGAATAGACGGCCTCGCCGGAAACCAGCGTGAAGGCCGCCGATGCGGTGAGCTCGTTCCACGTCCCCATGTCGAGGAGATCCTCGATCACGCTGTTGAGCTGGTTGATCATCGTCTTAGTGAGCAGGTTGGCCGTCGTCACGGTGACACGCCGGACTTTCATCGAGTCCAACACTTCGTTTACGACTTCGAGAACCGTCATGTAGGGGGAGAGCGGCATTCAGACCTCCCGCGCCCGCATGGTCATCTTGGTGAAGGTAACGTTCGAGATATTGAGCGTTGGGGAGATCATGGGCTCAATGTACGAATTGGCCGTCATCATCACCATCGCCCCTATATGGCCCGCGAACTCCGCCGAGTTGGTGCTCATGCGAAGCTGGATTCCGCTCTTAGCGAGCGATGCTCCATCCTTGCCGAGCCTGACCTCGACGATCTGCGTGACCGTGACCGGCGTGATCGTGAAATCGACCTCCACCTGAATGACCTTGTTCGTGAGCCCGGTATAGGTCAGCCGGCCGGAACCGTTATGCGTGAACTGCGAGAGCGCGACGTCGGACGAGGTGCCGACCTGGGCCTGGACATAGCTGTTGAGCGCGGTGACCGCGACGACCCCATTCGAGACGGCGAAGCATTCCGCGCGCGCGAGGCCAAACAAGTTGGTCGCCGTGAGGGTGACGATCGTGGCCGCCGTCGCGTTGAGGATGGAGAACGTGCCCGTGGCGCCGCCCACCGTTGCCGCCGAGACCGCCGAGAACGTCACGCCGCCGGCGAACGTGACCGCGCCGGAGATCGTCTGCGCCGTCGTCTCCGCGAGGTTGAGCTGCGAGTCGATCAGGTTTGCGAAGTCGGTGCCGGTCGGGCCGTCTCCGGTCTCGAACGCGCTCTTGAGGGTGGCTTTGTCTTGTGAGGCCATGAATCACCCGCTTGGTGGGAAGGGGCCGCCGTCAGGGAAGACGACGAAGGAGCACGCGATTTCCATGGTGCCGATGCTGGCGCCGACGAAAAGGGCGTACCCGGGGAAGGTCGGGCGGAGGTTGCCGGCCGCATCGTAGGGGGAGCCAGTGACGCATGACTTGGCGGCAGGCGTCTCCGGGCGCACGAACGGAACAGGAGAGGGATCGGATTTGGCAGTGATGAACCACTGCGGATCGATCGGCTCGTTCTGATCCTTGCGCACATAGAGCCCGTCCCAACGTCGGACCACCTGATCGGAGTAATGGACGAACCCGGACTCGTCATCCTGGACGAGCCAGCGTCCTTTCCGCCAGCGATTGCGTTCTGTCCACCGGGCCACCTGATATCACCGGTATTCCGACCCGGCCTGATTGGCGGCGAACGCAAACGTCCCGGCGCCCGAGGTGTGGACCGTGAAGCGGAAGCACGACACGGCGTCCTGCACGTTCACATTGAAGGTACTGATCGCGCCCGAGGTAATCTTGGTCCATGTCGCGCACGCCACGCCGCGCGAGAGCACCGGGTATTGCGTGAAGGACGCCGATACCGCCGTGGCCTGCCCGGCGCCGGCCGTCTTGTTGAACGCGACCGAGAAGTTTGGGTAGATGTGGGTGTCGATCGGCCAATAGAAGGTCGCCGATGCGGTGCCGGTGCCGGCGGCGCCCTGATGCTCGAAGAACTTGGTGCGCATCGCCGTTACTCCTTCCCTGTCCAGATTGCAGGGTCCATGCGGGCATAGACAAGCTCGTAGACCGATTGCGTGGACATGATCGAGATCGAACCCGACAGCGAGAGCTGCGAGACGTAGACCGGCAGATCCGAGCCCTGCACGACGCCGCCGGGAATGGTGAAGTTGGCTGTGGTGCTGATGATCGAATACCGGCCGGCCGCCGAGACCGACGCCACCCCGAGATTATCGGACCCGAAATTCGCCGCCCCGGTCAGGGTGGTGGCGCGAACTCGCATTTCGCCGGCCAATGCCGTGCGCAGGCAGAGAACGACATCGAACAGTGCCGCGCCCACCGGCAGAACGCCGATCAACTGACCCGAAACGACGCCGTTGGTGATCGGTGCAACCGTGGTGATTTGCGCGAAGCGCACCCAACCCACCGCCTTGGGCGGGTCGGATGTCCCTCTCCTGGTCCCGCTACCGAGCGCATTCCTGAATGTGGTCGCCTTCTGCCCGACCGGCCCAAGGAAGCCCGCGCGGTCATCGTAGTGCGTGTAATTGGTCTCGACCGCCATGGTGGTCGACAGCGCCGTGATCGTGCCGGAGGTCGTGAGGATGCTCATGTAGACCGCGGCGGCCGAGCCGGTGTTGTTGCGCGCAAACGGGAGGGTGGTCATCGCCGTCGCGAGCAGCGCGGAGTAACGCCCCGTCCCGGACACCGTGACCGAGCCGAGATTGTCGCCGCCGTCGTTGAGCGTGCTGAAGCGGACCAGCGCCTCCGCTCCGAGGGCAGCAGAG